ATGCTGGGTGATTGTTTCCCTCCTGATTTTAAGGCTAATTTTAGTCGTGAAAGAGGTATATCACCCGGTGATGTATTGTATCTTCATTGTGATTTTACGACCCCACCTAAAGTAAAATATATGGTGGTTGTTTGCTGTGAACCTCTTTTAGTTCTTCTAATAAATTCAGATATAAATGAATTTATTAAGAGAAACAATGATCTTATGGCTTGTCAGGTCGAAATTAATAGAGAGGACCATGATTTTCTTAAATGGGACTCATTTGTTAATTGCATTGAGGCTCATGCTGCTTTCGATCTTGAAATTATTAAAGAGAAAATAGCCATCCAATATGGTGACGTGCTAAAAGGTCGCATTACAGATCATTGTATGAGACAAGTTCGATGTGCAGTTGAGATATCTAAAACTATGGTTAAACGGCATAAAAAACTGATACTCGCTGCTCTTCAACATTATGAATAAACCCATCTTTGGATGGGTTTATTCATATTCTATTTAAATGAGCCTTTGTTTATGGGTTCTGACCCTTTCCCACTCAGCACGCCCTTCTTCTCGCCTTTTGTCTATGTATTCCGCAAGATCCTGAATATTGATGCAACGTTTTGCTTTTTGTGATGTGCCGATGCGATATGTTGGAACGGGCAACTTACAAGCGTTTGCTTTTGCTTCTGCCGTGGCTGGACTCATGCCAAAGTACTTTTGGCTAACTGCTGAGAGTTCAATGTTAGGGGTATTGAATTCAGCCATCAGTAAAAACAAGGTATTCATAATTTTCTCCATCAAAACCGGCTGCACCCGGGAAAATCATAATTCTGTGCTGGTGGCAGGAATTAATTTCTGCCAGATAGCGGAAACATATTTTGCCTGATGACGGGCATCGGCTAGGGCGTTGTGCCGTTCGCCATCGAAAGGGATGTCCATTTTGGGGTCGAATCCGATGGAACGCCCAAGCGTAACGATCGTGCGTACATCGTGGTCATTCCAGTATGCCCACGGGCAGATTTGTCCTGCTCGCTCATAAGCTCCACGTAAAATTACGTTGTCGAAGGTGGCCCCGTTACCCCAGACTTTTAAATATTTCGTATTGGCTGCGTGCCGGTTAATGAAATGATTTAGTTCTGAGAGAGCATCGCTGATCGACAAAGTATCATCAATACAGATTGCAGCTCGTGCTTCAGGGCTTTGTTTCAACCACCACAGGATGGTATCGCCGTCAGGTGTAGCTCCTTGCCCCATAGCACTTTCCAGGCTAACAACCGTATAGAATTCTTGTCCGATGTCTCCGGTTTCTGGAGTGAAGAACACCGCGCCAATGGAAACGATCGGTGCATCCTTATTTTTCCCCATCGTCTCAAGGTCGATCATTAAGTTGTTCATCACTTCACCTCCTGCGGCGGTTCCGGTAGCGGCATCCAGTGAGTTGCTTGCTCAATACCATTACCCGGCTTAATCGTTGCATCTCCGCGCCGAAAGGTGCTTCCGGTATAGCGTGCGGAGCATATTAGCGGTTCAACCAGAGAGCTATCGAAATTCACCGAAATAAGCACGTTCTGGCCCTTTTCAGGCATTCGATCACTACAGCTTATCCAACTATCCGGAGTTCCCGGAGAGTTGCCATTTACATCGAAGTTTGGCTCTGCGTCCTGAACCAGGAGGATGTAACCATTCTTGGCCGTATCAAGTTCTAACGCCTCGGTGACGGTGCCGAAATAGCGATTACCTAAATCAGCATCACAAGTGCTAACATCAATGGAAACTTCCATGCCTTCGATTAATTCTGGCAAGTTGTAAGTTTGGTTTACAGGTTGGCCTCCCTGAAGCATGGCGGCGCGGTGACACCAGATAATCCAGCCAAGCGCCATATCCCATGCCATGTATTCTCTATCACCATTTTTTGCCCTGCGGCGATCTACAGATTCCCCGAAACGTTTCTCCATAAATAATTCATAGGCTGCCCGTTCATCCGATACTGCTGCCAGCGATGCCAGTGCAATTTTAAATGCGGTAAGTATGTTGTTAACCTGACCTATTTCGAATGCTATTTCACTACATACAAACGATTTATCGTCTATTATCGACTCAATTCCGGTAATCGTGTTCTGTAACCATTCTTTGGTAATAGTATTCATAACTATTTCACCTTAATCTCAACATTTCGCAGCTTTAGCTCTACTGGCAGGTCTGACTTTCCTGTTAATGCTAATGCGAGATTTTCAGGAGTAATGAGAGCAGTTATTGTTTTCCCCCTCGCCAGACGAATAATCATTCGTATCTCGCAATCGTCACATGCTCCCGGTCGAACAATTGAGATTTGTCCGTTCATCTCACTTCCCCTTCACACCAATGTTGGCGGCGGCGCGCTCGGCTTCACTTTGTTCCCAAAACCACTTGTGAAGCGCCATAAGCTTTTCGTCAATCGGTGCATATTTGCGATTAAAGTAGGCCTGAGCATCTTTCTCAGATTCGTCCGGTAATTCGCCAGGGCCAAACAGTGTGTTATAAATCCATGCCAGTCCGCTCTTAGCGTCGCCAGTTGCCTGCCATTCGATAATGGCAGCCTGCATGACCAGAATGTTTTTCCCGATTAATAGGTCCAGTTCTTTGTACCGGTTGCGGATGTATGCATTCTCGCTTTGTAATTCAGCGTTTCGCTTCTCTGCTGCTTCCAGCTCATCCAGCAGCGCCAAGACGGTGGCAGGATTGGCGGCGGCTATGAATCGTTTATTGGCGCGATTATCTGGTCCTGAGCATGATGCTATGTAGTAATTGGCGTTCAGTCCGGCATCGGCAATTACTCCATGGTAGTCATCAGCACACCATTCGCCTGGTGTTGCATTTTCTGCCGCCAGTCGCAGAGCCTGATAGTTAATCTCGCTCACTGGTTGCCTCCTTTACGGATCTGCGCTGCGATGCGCGAAAAAAAAGACTCCCGCGTATGACTGTTAAGAGCTGGCGCGAACGCTGCGTTAAGAACGGCAGCATCACAGCCGTCATCGATATAGAGCGCAATTTTTTTCTCCAGGCGCGCTTTGGCTTCCTGCAACTGCATACCCCGGCACGCACGCGGGATATACTCAGCAATTTGAGCGATAGATTTTTCGTTCTTTTTAAACATGCTTCACCTCGATAGGCTTGATGCTGTCGATCAGCAGTCGGCGGCGCGTATTTTCTGCAAAGTGGCGGCGTCCGGTTTCTTTGTGGTAAAACTCGTTTTTTCCGACGACCCACATCCGTTTTGTCTGGTGCAGTTTTTTTACCTGCGGACCGTCTCGGGTGATAACAATTCCTGTATGAGTTTTTATTACGCTCATTTCTTATTCTCCGGTGCTTTCGGCATTACTGCCCAGTGAGTGATATTGACGTTTTCAAGGTCCCCGATCTGAAATGTCCACTGCCATTCTCCGGTTTCTTTTTGTCCCCAGGTGTACCAGAGAGAACGCCAGCCAATTAGCCAGCCTTCTCCGTTAGCATCAAATAACAGAACACTTTCATTTGCTGGTGGCAGTTCAGCTGACACTGGTATTATTTTGTTTTCCAGTGCCGCACATTTAGCTTCAAGCGCATCGAATTTACGTACCAGGTACTCAGCATTTGTTTCGTTCACTTTCAGATCTCGTGGTACACATTTCCCGCGAAGAAACCCTTCCATTTCGAAAACATTCATGCGCATTTGCGTAACTCCGATAACTCGTTAAAACGTTCCATAAACATCCCGTAGGCATGGCCCGGTGTCAGTGGAATCACGTTGAACATCTCTGTTGCTGGGATGCCTTCCAGTACAGGCCAGAAAGAGCCATCATCAAGCCCGAGATCGCGGCGTTCGGTTGCCAGCATGATGAGATCGGCATATTTCACAGGCGTGCTCATAACCGGGGGTAACCCGTATTTCTCACGGATTACGGCATCTATTTTTTCTTCCATCCGTTTATAGTCAGGAAGAAGTCGTTTCAGTGGCGCGGGGATGTCCTGGCAATATGCTTCTGTTGCATCATGCATTAACGCTTCAAAAGCAAATTCCTGCGGCACCAGCTGGCTGCAAAGCACCGCATGCTGGGCGACACTGTAGAAGTGTGAAAGATGTCCTGCAAAGCGACAGATATTTGAAAGGGAAACTGCGATATCGTTAATCACGATGTCGTCTTTATTTATCTTGTCATAATAAAAATGCTTCCCGGAAAAAGTTTTAATAAATGACATTTCGTTCTCCACTTTATATGCGCTGCACCGCGCTGAATTCTGCTAAAAGGAAGCTCTCACCATCCGGTGATTATTGAGTTAATTACGTTTCCATAAATGCCCCCGCAGGGGCATTTGCAGTAATGAAATCAGGCGGTGAAAGTACCAATAAAGGTTTCTACTTTGCTGTCTTTGAATTTCTCAACAAGCAGATCACGAAATTCGTTAGCCATTTCTTCCTGCATCGCTTCCAGCTGAATAATGCGCAGAACCAGTACAGGACGATCGCCAGTGATAATGCTGAGGCGTAATTTAAACGGACGTTCTTTCAGGCCTTCAAACGGAACGCATTTAAATTCAAATGCCACTGGCATAATGTCTTTGGTTTTCGCTTCGACAGACTCCATCAGAGAGCGTTTGCCGCTGAAGTCATTGTCTTCAAAATCAGCGGTCTGGTTTGCTTCAATTGTGATTTTACGGACTGCCGCAGCCGCTTTGGTTGCCTGAATGGTGTCACCATTAGCATCAAAGCCCACAAGGTAGTCGGCCCAGTCTTCAATCCATTCTGCCAGTGACTTCTGGGAGTTACGCTCGCCATTAACAGACAACAGAGCAGAAAACGGTGCTGTCTTTTTCAGTTTGAGGGTGGCGGTGTTATCTGCGTGACCTGGTTCATCAATAGTACCCAGGTTAAGCACACTGACGGCTCGCATATTATCGGCATCGATAAAGCAGCGGGTGCCTTCATCTGCAAGATCTTTAGAATAACGGGTAAAGTCATCGATGCTGGCAGTGGAAAGCGCACCACGGAAACGGAAGCGATTTAAATTAAATTTTTCCAGATCATGAATGCGGAAATTCTCAGGCAATGCCACAGCATCGGCACCAATCTTACTGATAATTTCATTAACACCCTGAGCAGAAATAAGGGCATGGATTTGATTAATTGCGGTTGCGTCTAAGTTCTGAGACATAATAAGTCCTCACTATATAAAGATATTCAGTGATGAGATAAATAATCAGTTAATTAAGAACGATATTAATGACCTGCTGCGCGGAGTTTTCCGTCAGGTTCACCGGCAAGAGTCAGTAATTGTCCCTGGTCTTCCTGCAGAATAGTCAGGCGACCACCGCGATTGACATACATCGGCGTTTCGGTGGTGTCTTCTTCGGAAATTTTCCCGCGGTTAGTCGGGCGAACATATGAGAGTTTGTGTTTGATTTTCACACGGTTCTCATCAAATGGTTCGATTTCCAGGTTGAGTGAGACCTTCCCTTTGGTTTTCGTGTTCATCACACCGGAAGCGACTTCACTGAGAACTGCGCCGATTTTGGTTTCAAATACGCCGCCGTCCAGCTCCCCGATAAATGCCTGCACATCAGTACTGCGTTCGCTAGCCATTTTGCTGCTCCTCATCATATCGACCCTGCAAGGTCGGTTGGTTTCTCCACAAAACAGAGAAGAACACCTGCGGTGGCAGCCGCCCGGATGGATTGGGTTATGAGCCCGTCGTCCGGTGATGCTCTTCTCTGTTTTGTAAAAAGAGCGGTACCAGCCGGAAGCAAGTGTACAAACTGGTACCGCCAAAGCAGTGGCTGTTGTGGTGCCGGGTGCCTCCCGGTGCCTGGCGAAGGTTGCACACCAGGCGGGTGGGTATCCACAGAAGGTCGACTGTCAGTCTCAACCTTAACCCGCGTGCGCTGAGCCGCATTCACCACAACGCTAAGGATTCTCTCTGGTTGAAAATACTTAGCTGTTATGTGCCTGCTTTTAGCCACATCAGGCGAGGTGGTAGGTACGTGAGCTACTTGGTGGTATTTGCCTTCGATGAGGCAAGATAGGCATCAAGATCACTTTTTAGGTAAATAACCTTTCTACCGATTTTTAAAAAAGGTATTCGAACTTTTCCTGTGCTAGCCCAATTAGCTAAGGTTTGCGCTTCTACGCCGATATAGGCTGCGGCGTCTTCTCTATTCATTTTTTCATGTTGTTCTGACAGAATACTCGTTGCTTCAAAATCAAAGCCCAGCCTTTCAAAGGCATAGATAATAGAGCCCAAAGCCATTTGTTTAACTGTTCTGTAGTTACTGCTTTCAACTTGGCTTAATGCAGTTTTTGCTGCTTCAATCACCACAAGCCAGGCATCTCGTTGGTTGTCGATACTGCCATCCATATTCACTCTCCTGCCATGTGCGAATCATCCGGTCATTCATACGCCACCGTCGGCTACTTCGTGGGCGTCCTGCCTGTTCGTTATCTTTGATATAAAAATCTAACTTAACTTAGTTTTGATGGCAAGAGAAAACACCAAACTTTTCTTAGTTCGGTGTTTTGGTTAGAGAAAAGGGGGGCTAGAGTTCGTATTGAACTCCTTTGACTACACCAATGATGAGGCAATTACCATTGATCGGGATGTTGGGGTACCGGGGATTTAATGGCACTAAAAACTTTTGAGGGCCATCGATAACTAATTTTTTTACTGTGGCTTCGTTTGTTCCATCAAGTCTAGCGATGACTATTTTTCCATGCCGGGGTTCTGCATCAGGATCTACAATCACTGTTGCGCCTTCTGGTATTGTTGGGAGGCCGTTAGGGTTAGTCATGGAGTCGCCTTTAACCTCCAATGCAAATGAGTTATCACCAATCTTTAATGATGTATCTACCCACTTGTCTACTTCACTAAACACTTCTGCTGTCCTGCACTCAGTAAACTGCCCAGCCTGAACCCACGAGATTACAGGAACTCTGCGCATGTTTGTGACGAGTTTGCCTTCAAACTCCGCACCATAAAGAATGTAATCTATTGACGTATTGAAGAACTTCGCTAATTTTGAAAGTGCTTCCCCACCAGGGACATTGATGTCTTTCTCCCAGTACCCCACAGCAACGTCACTTACTCCACAAAATTTACCCAATTCTTTCTGGGACGTTCTGGTAACTCTTCTCAGAGCTTTTATACGCTGACCAACCGTTTCCATAGGAGCACCATTTCTTTAATTACTAAGTAATCTTAGTTTTTATTGACCTAAGATAGATTGATAATTAACATCTAATAAAACTTAGTTTGGAGGGCATATGACGACTGACGATATCGAAAGCTACTTCGGCAGCATTGAGAAAGTTGCTGCTTTTTTCGGCATAACAACTGAAGCCGTTTATCAGTGGCGAAACCGTCCTGGCCAGTTAATTCCAAAAGGACGTGCAGCAGAGGCTGCATATAGAACTTGCGGACGGTTGCCATTTAAACCTGAGCTTTATGAAAAATCTAATGGATAAATCGATTTACAGAAACCACAGATATGAGGGCTTAAACGTGGGTAAAGAACCTGAATGGAAAGTTGATAAGCAACCAGCATGGCTGGTGGCAGCAATACGAAGAACGATTGCTGATTTACCTCATGGCTATGAGGAAGCAGCAGAAATTCTTGGTTTGTATAAATCTGATGATATCACCCCAGCAAAAGATCAATTGCATAACAGACTGCGTAGCGGTGGGGATCAAATTTTTCCACTTGAGTGGGCCATGGTTTTACAGGATGCCAGTGGTACCAGGCATGTAACGGATGCAATAGCCCGTCGTAGTAATGGGGTGTTTGTGCCGCTGGTGGTCATTGATGACATTGACAATGGTGACATTAATCAGCGGCTGATGGAGTCAATAGAATGGATTGGCAAGCATTCCCAGTACTTACGCAAGGCAACTGCTGATGGAGTTATTGACCAAGCTGAGCGTGAGCAAATCGAAGAGAACAGCTACCAAGTAATGGCGAAGTGGCAGGAGCATTTAACACTGTTATTTCGTGTTTTTTGTGCGCCGGAAAAGAGTAACGCCCGCGAGTGTGCAGCTCCGGGCGTCGTGGCGTCGATTGCTTCTGGTTGTGGAGAAACTAACGCATGAACAGTTTAACAACACACTACCGTCGTTCGCAACTGATTGCGCTTCCTGTACCGGGTGGAAAAGCGAAGGTGGAATATTGCTATGCAGTGAATGTACCAGGTGACAGGGAAATTGTAACCCACAGCTTTGCAGAGTGGGCTGTGGGTGATTTCAACCGGCAGAAGGAGACAGTCCTTTGCGACAAGTTAACCGCTGGTTCAAAGATCACTACGGAGTGCCCGTCAGAGTCATTCGTTGGGAGCCGGAAACACAACGGGTTATCTACCTCCGTGAAGGCTATGAACATGAGTGCTTCAGCCCGCTCGAACAGTTTCGTCGTAAATTCAGGGAAATAGAGGTCGGTCATGAGCCTGTTAATGACATCCCAGCCCATTGTGATAAATCGTGATCTTGCATGCCGTATTGGTCTGAATGAGGCAATTGTGTTGCAGCAGCTTCATTACTGGCTGAATGAAACGAATTCCGGCACTGAGCATGGCGGAATTCGCTGGGTTTATAACACGACAGAACAGTGGCTGGAGCAGTTTCCGTTCTGGTCAGAGTCCACTCTGAAACGCACATTTGCAAGCCTGAAATCACTTGGGGTTTTGCGTCGCGAGCAACTCAATAAATCGAAGCGTGACATGACCAACTTCTACACGATCAACTATGAAAGTGAGCTTCTAGAAGAGGTCAAAGTGAACGAATCCATCAGGTCAAAATGCACTTCTCCATCGGGTCAAAGTGACCTGATGGATGGGCGCAAAATGACACGATCCATTGGTTCAAAACGACACGCTGTCATCGGGTCAAAATGGCCCAATGATCTTACAGAGAATACAACAGAGATTACTACAGAGAATAAAACCTCTTCTCGTCCGGACGCTTCGCAACCGGACACGCAGATGGCTGAACAGGATTTTTTAACTCGCCATCCTGATGCGGTTGTATTCAGCCCTAAAAAGCGCCAGTGGGGAACGCAGGATGATTTGACCTGCGCACAGTGGCTCTGGAAAAAAATCATCGCTCTGTACGAGCAGGCCGCCGAATGTGACGGCGAAGTGGTACGTCCTAAAGAACCGAACTGGACAGCCTGGGCAAACGAAATTCGCCTGATGTGTGTACAGGATGGGCGTACTCACAAACAAATCTGCGAGATGTACAGCCGCGTCAGCCGCGATCCGTTCTGGTGCCGTAACGTGCTCAGCCCGTCGAAGCTGCGGGAAAAATGGGATGAGCTTTCCCTGCGCTTATCGCCGTCCGTCAGCACGCACACAGAAAAACGCGAAGACCCGTACTTCAAAGCCAGTTACGACAATGTGGACTACAGCCAGATCCCGGCAGGATTCAGGGGGTGATCATGAGTCTTTTGAATGAAGCTCAGAAATTCATTGAAGCCCATCCGGGGTGTACTTCCGGAGACATTGCGGATGCTTTTGCAGGTTACTCACGGCAGCGCGTTCTGCAGTCAGCAAGCAAGTTACGTCAGAGTGGGCGTGTGGCTCACCGTTGTGAAGGAGATACACGCAGACATTTCCCACGCCTGACTGAGAGAGCGCAGGAGCCGGAACCACAACCAGTTCGTGAAACCAGACCTGTGCGCAATTTCTATGTCGGCACTAACGATCCCCGGGTGATTTTGTGCCTGACCCGCCAGGCTGAAGAACTGGAGTCCAAGGGCTTATACCGTCGTGCTGCAACCGTGTGGATGGCGGCATTCCGTGAAAGCCACTCCCAGTCAGAACGAAACAATTTTCTGGCGCGCCGTGAGCGGTGCTTACGGAAAAGCAGCAAGCGCGCTGCATCGGGTGAAGAGTGGTATCTGTCAGGGAATTACGTGGGGGCTTAATGAGTAATAAATATTGCCAGGCGCTGGTGGAACTGCGGAACAAACCAGCCCATGAACTGAAGGAAGTGGGCGATCAGTGGCGCACGCCGGACAACATTTTCTGGGGAATTAACACCCTGTTTGGCCCGTTTGTTCTGGATCTGTTCACTGACGGTGATAACGCCAAATGTGCCGCGTATTACACGGCGGAAGATAACGCGCTGGCGCATGACTGGTCAGAACGTCTTGCGGAGCTTAAAGGTGCTGCCTTTGGTAATCCCCCATACAGCCGCGCCAGTCAGCATGAGGGGCAATACATCACCGGCATGCGTTACATCATGAAACATACCAGTGCCATGCGTGATAAGGGCGGGCGCTATGTTTTCCTGATCAAAGCTGCCACCAGCGAAGTGTGGTGGCCGGAAGATGCGGACCATATTGCTTTTATTCGCGGGCGTATTGGTTTTGAACTGCCTGCCTGGTTTATCCCGAAGGATGAGAAGCAGGTGCCGACAGGAGCTTTCTTCGCTGGTGCTATTGCTGTTTTCGACAAGACCTGGAAGGGACCGGCAATCAGCTACATCGGGCGCGATGAACTTGAGGCATGTGGTGAAGCCTTTCTGGTGCAGGTTCGCCAGCAGGCGGAAAAACTGGTCAGGGAGATGGCAGCATGACGACGTTAACTCAATGCCAGCAGCAGGTGCTGGATATGCTGATTTCTTACCAGAAAGAACGTGGCTTCCCGCCAACCAATCAGGAGGTGGCAACCATGCTGGGATACCGTTCAGTGAATGCAGCGGTGGAGCATCTTCGCGCACTGGAGAAAAAAGGCGTCATTACGATAAAGCGTGGCGTGGCCCGGGGGATAACGCTTCATACCGCAGTGAAGGACGACGACAGAGAGGCGGTCGGGATTATCCGCTCACTGCTTGCCGGTGAGGAAAACGCAAGGCTGCGTGCAACCCACTGGTTACATGAGAGGGACCTGAAAGTATGAAGCTGATCCTGCCTTTTCCGCCCAGCGTGAACACGTACTGGCGACATCCCAACAAAGGGGCGTTTGCTGGTAAGAGCCTGATAAGCGCGGCGGGGCGAAAATTCCAGAGCGCGGCGTGCGCAGCAATAGTTGAGCAGTTACGTCGTCTGCCAAAACCAACGTCGGCACCTGCTTCAGTGGAGATCGTGTTGTTTCCTCCGGATAACCGGATCCGCGATCTGGACAACTATAACAAGGCGCTGTTTGACGCCCTGACCCACGCGGGTGTGTGGGAAGACGACAGTCAGGTGAAAAGAATGCTGGTGGAGTGGGGACCGGTTATCCCGGAAGGGAAGGTCGAGATCACCATCAGTAAGTACGAGAAAACGGCGGGTGCAGCCGCCTGATCAAGAGGAGAAACGAAGTATGAATAATCTGATGGTCATTGATGGTATTGAAGTTCGTCGTGATGCTTATGGGCGTTACAGCCTGAACGATCTGCACAGGGCTGCCGGGGGAGAACAAAAAAACCGCCCGAAATACTGGCTCTCCAATAAGCAAACCTGTGAATTGATTGAACAACTTTTCACCGAGGGTGGAATTCCGCCTCTGGAACAAAATCAACCAGTTAGCGTCATTAATGGCGGAAATAACCAGGGGACGTATGTCTGCAAAGAACTGGTGTATGCCTATGCAATGTGGATCAGCCCGTCATTCCATCTGAAGGTGATCCGTACTTTCGACATGGTAACCAGCGCACCGGAAAAATTATCCGGACAGGCTGCTGACAAGATGCAGGCTGGCGTGATCCTGCTGGACTTTATGCGCCGGGAATTAAATCTGTCTAACTCATCAGTGCTTGGAGCCTGTCAGAAGCTTCAGGAGGCTGTTGGCTTACCGAATCTGGCACCGCGCTATGCCATTGATGCTCCTGCTGACGCGCCTGATGGCTCAAGTCGCCCCACGCTGTCGCTGAGTGCACTGCTGAAGCAGTATGGTATCCGCCTGACAGCTAATCAGGCATATCACCAGATGGCGAAGCTGGGGATCGTTGAACAACGTGAACGATACAGCCGCACTGCGATTAACAACATCAAAAAATTCTGGTCGCTGACAGCGAAAGGCTGCATGTTCGGCAAAAACATCACCAGTCCCGCAAATCCGCGCGAGACGCAGCCGCATTTCTTCGAATCCCGATTCCCTGAGCTGTTAAAGCTGCTCGATACCGTTCATTGAGGTGACCGTGAGAGCACTACTGACCCCTGAAATTGCCCCGCGTATGGGGATCGTATTGTTCAGGCCAGGTTCAGAGCTGATGCCCCTGTTTATGCAGGGGCGTGTTCTGCTGGAGCCTGAGCCGGAAGGTTACTCATCTTTCGCCAGTGGTGCCGTTCCGGCGGCATCACAACCGCTGGCGGATGATCCTGCCGTTCGGGCCGTGTTCCGCAATGAGGCAGTGATCCGTCGTGCTGGTGGCGTGGAATGTCTTGAAAGCTGGTTACTTCGTGAAAAAGGCTGCCAGTGGCCTCATTCCGACTGGCACAGCGAGAACATGACCACAATGCGACACGCTCCGGGTGCAATCCGTCTGTGCTGGCACTGCGATAACCAGCTGCGCGATCAGTTCACGGAACGGCTGGAATCAATGGCAACGGATAACTGTGCCCGCTGGGTGTTGTCTGTTGTGCGTCGGGATCTCGGTTTTGATGATAGTCACGTTGTGACAATGCCGGAACTGTGCTGGTGGCTGATTCGTAATGATCTGGCGGATGCCTTACCGGAAAGTGCAGCCCGTAAGGCACTGAGATTACCGAAGCCTGTTGTGCCGTCTGTTACCCGGGAAAGTGACCTTGTGCCTTCGGTTCCTGCCACCAGCATCATCCAGGATAAAGTGAAAAAGGTGCTGGCGCTGAAAGTGGATCCGGAGTCGCCGGAGTCTTTTATGTTACGCCCAAAACGTCGCCGCTGGGTTAATGAAAAGTACACGCGCTGGGTTAAGACACAGCCGTGTGCATGTTGTGGTAAGCCTGCTGATGATCCCCACCACCTGATAGGTCACGGTCAGGGTGGAATGGCTACAAAAGCGCATGACCTCTTTGTGTTGCCTTTGTGCAGAAAGCATCACGACGAGCTGCATGCGGATACCGTGGCATTTGAAGAGAAGTATGGCTCCCAGCTGGAGCTGATATTTCGTTTTATCGATCGTGCGCTGGCAATAGGCGTGCTGGCCTGATTTTGTGGAGAAAGTTGATGCGTGATATTCAAATGGTTCTTGAACGTTGGGGGGCATGGGTGGCAAATAATCACGAGGATGTGGAATGGTCATCTGTTGCTGCAGGTTTTAAGGGATTAATTCCTTCGAAAGTAAAATCCCGCCCGCAATGTAGCGATGACGATGGCCTGATCATTAGCTCTGCGATGACAGTTCTTAAGAAAAAGGAACCGTATCAATACGAATTACTGGAAATGTATTATGTGTATGGGGTTACATTACGGGCGTTGGGGGTAAAACTGGGGATATCACTTAATCAGGTTGTTATCAGACTGCAGAAAGCTGAAGGGTTTATTGACGGTTGTCTGGCAATGTTGGGGGTATCTTTAGAAATTGATTGTTACATATAGTAATAAATTCAATCAAAGTAAATAATCATATTTTATTATAACCTCCTGATGATACCTGTTCATTGGGAGGTTATTATGGATAAAAATGTAGAGCATGTATTAGTTGATGCAATTGAAAATAAGCTATCTTTAACAGTCGTTTACTTAGGAGGGAGCCAGCCCGGAACATTAAGGAATATTTCTCCGATTAGTATAAATGGGGATAAATTGCGGGCAAGATGCCATAGTTCTGGAGCAGTAAAGGTTTTCAATCTTGGGAAAATACAGTTACCCAGTGACTCCTGCGCGGTATCTATGCACTATGGAGATTTAGAAGTTAAAGCTTATGAGACGATGCAGAGCGTAAATGACAACTTTCATGCCCTTTATCCTGAAGGACGATGGGGTGTTGATTTTAATGAGCATCGCTTTGCTTTATTTGATTTTTTTAAAAACGGGAAACGAAAAAAAACGGCATTTATGGCAATTGAGTTCAGGGAAAGAGATGAAGAGAAAATAATAACAGGTGTAACAATTGATATTGGTATATCTGGAACAGTGATTTCTGAGAAGTCCCGAATCCCAAAAAGACGACCATGGGTAGTGGTTGGTCCCGAACACGGAGAATACAGTACTTATTCAACTTTGGACAAGGCTGCTACAGCGTTTTTTGAGAGGCTATCGTTGATAGCATCCGGCCTGGAAGATAATTGATTTTATGTTTGGTATTCAGAGTTCGCCGTGCTTAAGAAAGTCAAGATTCTAAAAATACTGAATGAGCTACTTGTGTTATAACAAAAATGCTATTAGTGTGTTAAGAGTGGTTACTTCGACACACAACTTAAACCCGCCACTGAGCGGGTTTTTTGTACCTGTAAACTTGGTGCAGTACAGTAAACACGCTGGTGGTCGTGAATACTGACTTTTTATCTTGCTGGCTTTTTAGACAAGAGTTATTGGTATGTCATGTTAACCAGAAGGGAAAAAGACATGCTAAAACAGCAAGATATGACAGAAACCGCCGCCGCAGTCCTTCATTTCTTACCTGCTGACAAGTGGGTAACGCCACGCATGATGACGAGAACTACCGGAGTAAGCGAAGCCCGGTGCCAGTTAATACTGACTCAGTTAGTTCTGGCGGGTCTGGCGAAGGATAACGGCGGGTACGGGAATAAATTCAGACGCTGCCAGTAATGGCGGTTTCCTGCTGTGAAAATGGGCGGCTGGTGGGTGTTGGTAGCACCTGCCAGCCATTCGCTCATGCTTACTGGTCACAAGCGAACCACGGCCCACTGCTTTAGCGCAAAAGCAGAGTGAGCCTACCAGAGTTACGCTTACTGATCCATGAAAAATACTGTAAAAATAAACAGTGTTGATTTAATCAACGCTGATTGCCTGCATTTTATTCAGTCCCTGCCTGATGATTCCATTGACCTGATTGTTACCGATCCGCCGTACTTCAAGGTGAAACCCAACGGTTGGGACAATCAGTGGAAAGTGGACGAAGATTACCTTAAGTGGCTGGACCACTGCCTGGCCCAGTTCTGGCGGGTGTTAAAACCTGCCGGAAGCCTTTATCTGTTCTGTGGGCATCGCTTGGCATCTGATATTGAGATCATGATGCGTGAACGTTTCAACGTGCTTAACCATATCATCTGGGCGAAGCCGTCCGGACGTTGGAATGGGTGTAATAAAGAAAGTCTGCGCGCATATTTTCCTGCCACAGAGCGCGTTCTGTTTGCTGAACATTACCAGGGGCCATATCGCGGCAAAAGTGACGGCTATGCAGCAAAAGAAAGGGAACTCAAACAGCACATAATGGCACCGCTGATATCGTATTTCAGGGATGCTCGTGCCGAACTGGGTATAACGGCAAAACAAATTGCCGAAGCCACAGGTAAGAAAAATATGGTTTCCCACTGGTTTGGTGCCAGTCAGTGGCAGTTGCCGAATGAGGCTGACTATCGGAAGTTACAGGCACTGTTTTCCCGTATAGCGGCAGAGAAGTTTCAGGAACAACAACTGGAACAACCACACCACCAGCTGGTGGCATCTTATGATTCACTGAATCGCAAATATTCTGAATTGCTGGATGAGTTTAAATCTCTCCGGCGCTATTTCTCCGTATCAGTCTCCGTGCCTTATACCGATGTCTGGATGCATAAACCCGTTCAGTTCTACCCGGGGAAACATCCGTGTGAGAAACCGGCGGATATGCTCAGGCAAATAATCAATGCCAGTAGTCGACCAGGTGATCTGGTTGCTGATTTTTTTATGGGATCCGGTTCCACAATAAAAGCAGCAATGGCGCTGGGGCGTCGGGCCTTAGGTGTTGAGCTTGAGTCAGAGCGGTTTAACCAGACAGTGACAGAGATAAACGAGCTGGTGGGGAAATAATCTGGTGGCCACGTCAGGTGGCCTTTTTATTTCCATTACACAGCACCCGCATCTGCGAGGTGGGGTTATGAAATCCATGGATAAGTTAACAACGGGTGTCGCCTATGGCACCTCAGCAGGTAGTGCCGGGTACTGGTTTTTACAGTTGCTCGATAAAGTCACGCCCTCACAGTGGGCGGCAATAGGTGTGCTGGGTAGTCTGGTATTTGGCTTGCTGACGTATCTGACAAACCTTTATTTCAAGATTAAAGAAGACAAGCGTAAGGCTGCACGGGGAGAGTAATTCAATGACTCAAAACTATGAACTGATTGTGAAAGGGATCCGCAATTTTGAGAATAAAGTTACGGTAACTTTAGCATTACAGGACAAAGAACGCTTTGACGGTGAAATTTTTGACCTGGACATCTCGCTGGACCGTGTTGAAGGTGCTGCGCTGGAGTTTTATGAGGCAGCGGCCAGAATGAGCATCAGACAGGTCTTCCTGGATGTCGCTGCCGGGTTATGTGAAGGGGATGAGCAGTCGCCGGAAAAGCGCCCCGTAATTTTAGAGGCGCAGAATGTATGGATAACCTACAAAGGAAAGCTACCGGGAAGGATTACTGGTTCTCTGAAGACTCCTCCGGAATCACAACCTTAAGTCACTGACCGGAACAGATAAACCTGTCCGTGGGCAGAAACCGATAAATCCTGATAAATATCCATGAACGCAAAAATCAGATACGGCCTGTCGGCTGCCGTTCTGGCACTGATTGCCGTCGGTGCGCCCGCGCCTGATATTCTCGACCAGTTTCTGGATGAAAAAGAAGGTAACCACACAACGGCATACCGCGATGGGTCCGGCATCTGGACCATCTGTCGGGGTGCCACGATGGTGGATGGAAAACCCGTTTTTCCCGGTATGAAACTGTCGAAGGAAAAATGCGACCAGGTCAACGCCATTGAGCGTGATAAGGCGCTGGCATGGGTGGAGCGCAATATTAAAGTACCACTGACCGAGCCACAAAAAGCGGGTATCGCGTCATTTTGTCCCTATAACATTGGCCCCGGTAAGTGTTTTCCGTCGACGTTTTATAAGCGGCTGAATGCTGGTGATCGTAAAGGTGCATGCGAGGCGATTCGCTGGTGGATAAAAGATGGTGGGCGCGATTGCCGCATACGTTCAAATAACTGCTATGGGCAAGTTATTCGTCGTGACCAGGAAAGCGCATTAGCCTGTTGGGGGATAGATCAGTGAGCAGAGTCGCCGCGATTATTTATGCTCTGGTTATCTGCATCATCGTCTGCCTGTCGTGGGCGGTCAATCATTATCGTGATAACGCCATCGCCTATAAAGAACAGCGTGATAAAAAAGTCAGTGAGCTGAAGCAGGCGACCGCCACCATTACTGACATGCAGCAGCGCCAGCGTGCTGCTGATGCACTCGATGCTAAATACACGAAGGAGTTAGCTGATGCGAAAGCTAAAAATGATGCTCTTCGGCGCAAGCTTGATAATGGTGGTCGGGTGTTCGTCAAAGGAAAATGCCCTGTGCCATCCTCAGCCGAAACCTCCAGCGCCTCCGGTATGGGCAATGATGCCACCGTCGAACTCTCTCCAGTTGCTGGACGAAACGTTCTCGGTATCCGGGACGGAATCATCAGAGACCAGACAGCACTGAGAACGCTTCAGGAATATATCAGGACGCAATGCCTTCGATGATAGAGATAATTTTACTCATCATCCTTCACATCTGGTTCTGTAGACAGGGTGGTGATCACTTCTGGAGTGAATCCAGATTAAACATCTCATTGCTGATGCTTAAAGTTGAGCATTTGGCGCGCGGTAAGGGGCTGCGTTTAGATAAGAGCCAGTCATCACAAACACCAGGATTTAGCCTCGCATTCGCGGGGCTTTTTATTGCAACAAAGGTAAAGACGATGGATGAAGAATATCGTAAAGACCTGCAACTGTGGTTTGGTCTTACGCATGCGTCGTTCTGCGTGATGCCGCGAGTATTCATGGAGGCTATGCCTCCAGAATGGCAAGAGAAGATGGCTCAGTTGCTTTTTGAGTATAGCGACACGATCAAAACGGATGTCTGCGGAGTTCACAGCTGTTTTGTTACTGCCAAAGACGGCAACAACCGCTTTATGAGGATGCCAGAAGATATTCTGAACTATCGTCATCCTCGACGTGAATTCATCGAATCATTTCTGAAGAAGTAGCCATTACAAAGCCTATCTACGGGTGGGTTTGATAATGGCTTATACCCTGCACGGGATAACTTAACTGATATCCCTTTTAACGGATAAACGGAGCCAACAATGGCAGAGAATGTCGGCATTATGGCAGTGAAATTTGGATAAATCGGGGATTAGAAAGATAGAGGCGAGCCGGTCAGGTAGAAATGAATCAGGCTCAAAGTGAAGCGGAAAAGGTCTGTGGCACAAACTGATGCTGCCATAATTACAGCCTGATGACTTGTGGAATGAAACATGTTGAACCTCCTTAATTGATGTGATTCGAGTGAGGAAGGCATTCTGTCCTTCTATAGTGTCCAGTAAATCAAACAGGAAGCTTGTCTCACGTGTGAGACAAGCCTCTCCCATCAGTGAGTTGTATTGATCTCGACTCTTCAAAGAATTCATTACTGGGTAGATGAAAATAGTTTCACGATGAATGGAGGAGGCTATGTTGGTGGCTTCTTCATTGGAGTACATATGCCCCCACGAACCCCAAAAACCTGCCGTGTTCGCGGCTACCGCAATACCACCACAGATCCGTCAGGCTATTGCAAAAGCCACAAAAGCGAAGGCTGGAAGCAATACAAGCCGGGCCAGTCCTGTCATCAGCGCGGTTATGGTTCGCGGGGTTGTCCCTCATGCTCGCCAGTCCTGTGCGGGGGTGGAAGAAACAGGACACTCACACAGATTCTTGTGGGTCGATGCTATTCCTTTCTGGATTATCCCGATGCCATTCATGCAAGGGCTGTATAAGACGTTCGTCATGGCTGTCAGGCTGACGGGTCCTCCCGGTGGGGTGGCCTGCCACGGGGCGGGAGCGTCGCGGAAAAAGGCTAGTTTTTGCATTTCCATGGCGGCGGCAGCATGTTTGGTAATTTATTGATAGTTAAAAGTTATTTCTCTTTTCACCTGTACAATATTTTTTTCTCCCTGTCATTAGACCAGTTTGCAATTAATTGAAATATATAAATAAACCTGATTTTCACCTGCCAGATGGAGTTGCTTATGTCAAATGTGAGCGGGATCGGTGATGCTTATTACTGGAGTGTTTTTAAAATCGCCGAGGCCTTTGGGCTTCACCGGGACACAGTAAAAAAACGGCTCCTCGCGGCCAACACTCCTGTGGCTGCGACTGTCAGGGGGAACCCCGTTTACGCCCTGCAGCATGTCGGGCCCGCCCTGTTTAGTGTGAAGCATGAGGCAGCAGACTCTGTTCATGATCCATCCCGTATGGAGCCGAAAGAGAGAAAGGACTGGTACCAGTCTGAAAATGAAAGGATCAAGCTGGAAAAGGAGCAGCGAAAACTCATCCCAGTTGATGAAGTAGTCATCGTCTATTCGTCCATGAGAAAGGCTGTCGTCCAGGTTCTGGAGACAATTCCGGATGTTCTTGAACGCGATTGCGCCCTGACTCCTCAGGCCGTCGGCGTTGTACAGCAGGCCATTGATGACCTGCGATACACTCTTCAGGAAAAATCCTACGAGGCTTGTGCTGCTGAATTAATTCCTGATGAGGAAGGAGAGAGTCTCTAGGAGGAATAATGGGTTTTTCATCAGCCCGAAATTTGGGAAGGGACATATCGGCAGGATTTTCCCCACCACGTCGCATGCCGATTTCGGAGGCTGTTAAAAAATTCATGCGTGTTCCCAAGGGGGCTGGTAACTCGGTGCCATGGGATCCTGAACTGACACCCTACATCATTGAGCCCATGAACTGCCTGGCATCGCGTGAATACGATGCGGTGATTTTTGTTGGTCCTGCGCGAACAGGGAAGACCATTGGTCTGATCGATGGATGGATTGTCTATACCATCGTTTGCGATCCTTCGGACATGCTCGTTGTGCAGATGACCGAAGATAAGGCCCGCGAGCATTCTAAAAAGCGCCTCGACAGAACGTTCAGAAGCAGTGCGGCGGTAAAGAAAAGAATGAGTCCACGTCGTAACGACAATAATGTCCATGATAAGACGTTCAGGGATGGCTCGTTCCTTAAAATTGGTTGGCCCTCGGTCAACATTATGTCGTCGTCGGATTACCGGTTTGTCGCCTTAACCGATTACGACCGTTTTCCGGAGAATATCGATAGCGAGGGTGATGGTTTCTCCCTGGCCTCAAAACGTACCACCACATTTATGTCCGCCGGGATGACTCTGGTGGAGAGCTCGCCGGGACGTGACATCTGCGACAGCAAATGGCGACGTAAGTCGCCTCATGAAGCGCCACCGACGACTGGTATTCTTTCCCTTTACAATCGTGGTGACCGCCGCCGCTGGTACTGGCCATGTCCGCACTGCGGTGAATATTTTCAGCCAGCCATGGATACCATGACCGGCTACCGTAATGAACCGGATCCCTTTAAAGCCAGTGAGGCGGCGTATCTACTTTGCCCGCACTGCAGCGGCATTATCACTGCGGAGAAAAAGCGTGAGCTCAATAGTGCAGGAGTCTGGTTGCGTGAAGGTCAGGTCATTGATCGTAACGGCAACGTTTCCGGTGAACCGCGCCGCTCCCGTATCGCCAGTTTCTGGATGGAAGGGCCAGCTGCTGCGTATCAGACCTGGGCGCAACTGGTTTACAAATTACTGACTGCAGAACAGGAGTATGAAGCGACAGGAAGCGAAGAAACACTCAGGGCGGTTATCAATACCGACTGGGGATTACCTTATCTTCCCCGCGCCAGCATGGAGCAACGAAAAAGTGAACTGCTTGAGCAGCGGGCAGAGCCAGTTCCTTCCCGCAGTGTGCCGGATGGCGTTAATTTCCTTGTGGCGACAGTGGATGTGCAGGCGGGACGTCATCGCCGTTTTGTGGTTCAGGTAACGGGCTATGGCAGCCGTGGCGAACGCTGGATTATTGATCGTTACAACATCACGCAGTCATTGCGCGGTGACAGCGACGGGGAGAGCCAGCGAATTGATCCGGCCAGCTATCCGGAAGACTGGGATGTCCTGCTGACGGATGTTTTTCATAAAAGCTGGCCGCTGGCCTCCGATCCTTCTCAACAAATGCGACTGATGGCAATGGCGGTGGACTCCGGCGGTGAAGACGGGGTCACTGATAATGCCTATAAATTCTGGCGTCGTTGCCGTCGTGATGGCCTTGGTAAACGTATTTACCTGTTTAAGGGCGACAGCATCCGGCGCGCAAAACTGATCACCCGTACATTCCCTGATAACACCGGACGAACGGGCCGACGGGCGCAGGCCGCAGGTGATGTACCGCTCTGGCTTCTTCAGACGGATGACCTGAAAGACCGGGTGAATAACGCGTTATGGCGTGACTCGCCAGGTCCCGGCTATGTGCATTTCCCTGACTGGCTGGGGAGCTGGTTTTACGACGAACTGACGTATGAAGAGCGGAGCAGTGACGGGAAATGGAGTAAGCCGGGTCGCGGTGCCAACGAAGCTTTTGACCTGATGGTGTATGCCGAGGCTCTGGTCATTCTGCATGGATACGAAAAGATCCGCTGGCCGGATGCACCGGAGTGGGCGAGCCGGGAAACCTGGCTGGAGTGTGTCCAGGACAGTACCGAACCGTCATCCTCACCGGAACCGGTATCCACGCCTGTTAAAAAACAAAAACGGAAGAAAACAGTAACTGACGATGTTAACCCCTGGCTGACTTCCGGAGGATGGTTATGAACCAGAATGATATCGAAGCCATGATTCAGCGTTATACGGAAGCTGAAATGGCGGTGCTGGACGGAAAATCCGTCACTTTTAATGGTCAGCAGATGACCATGGAAAACTTATCTGAGATCCGGCAGGGGCGGCAGGAGTGGGAGCGCCGCCTTGCGGCTCTGATTACACGACGACGGGGGCATCCCGGGTACCGGCTGGCGAGGTTCTGATGGCAATTCTTGATGATGTGATTGGCGTTTTTTCACCTGGATGGAAAGCGGCAAGGCTGCGTTCCCGTGCGGTGATCCAGGCTTATGAGGCCGTAAAAACGACGCGGACACACAAAGCCCGGCGGGAAAACCGAACTGCCGACCAGTTAAGCCAGTACGGGGCCGTGTCGTTACGTGAGCAGGCCCGTTACCTTGATAACAACCACGATCTGGTTATTGGTGTATTTGACAAGCTGGAAGAACGGGTGGTGGGGAAAAACGGGATTATTGTCGAGCCACATCCGGTATTACGCAATGGGGCCATTGCCCGTGACCTGGCAGCGGAGATACGCACCCGATGGAGTGAATGGTCTGTCAGTCCGGAAGTCACCGGGCAGTTCACCCGCCCGATGCTGGAACGTCTGATGCTGCGTACCTGGCTGCGCGATGGTGAGGTGTTTGCCCAGATGGTTTCCGGGCGCATAAACAGCCTGACGCCTTCTGCCGGTGTTCATTTCTGGCTGGAGGCGCTCGAGCCGGACTTTATTCCCATGACCAGTGATGAGAGCAACAGGCTGAATCAGGGCGTGTTTGTTGATGACTGGGGGCGTCCCGAAAAATATCTGGTGTATAAAAGCCGTCCCGTATCCGGACGGCAGATGGAAACCAAAGAAGTGGATGCAGAGCGAATGCTGCATCTTAAATTTGTTCGCCGTCTGCACCAGATGCGCGGGACGTCTTTGTTGTCCGGTGTGCTGATCCGCCTCAGTGCCCTGAAAGAGTATGAAGATTCTGAGCTGACTGCAGCAAGGATCGCCGCTGCTCTGGGGATGTACATCCGCAAAGGCGACGGGCAGAGCTATGAACCGGATGGTAATGGCAGCAAGGATAAGGAACGCGAGCTTACCATTCAGCCAGGCATTATTTACGACGATCTGAAACCCGGCGAAGAAATCGGAATGGTGAAGTCGGATCGTCCCAATCCTAACCTTGAAACTTTTCGTAATGGTCAGTTGCGTGCCGTGGCGGCGGGCAGTCGTCTGAGTTTTTCCAGTACAGCGCGCAACTATAACGGCACTTACAGCGCCCAGCGTCAGGAGCTGGTTGAATCCACTGATGGCTACCTGATCCTGCAGGACTGGTTTATTGGTGCCGTCACCCGCCCGATGTATCGTGCCTGGCTGAAACAGGCTGTGGCATCCGGTGTTATCAGACTACCCCGCGATCTTGACCGTTCTTCACTGTATACCGCGGTGTATTCCGGACCGGTGATGCCGTGGATTGACCCTGTTAAGGAGGCTGAGGCCTGGAAAATTCAGATTCGTGGTGGAGCAGCGACAGAATCAGACTGGGTACGTGCAGGTGGTCGTAATCCGGATGATGTCAAACGTCGGCGCAAGGCCGAAATTGATGAAAACCGCAAGCTGGATCTGGTATTTGATACCGATCCGGCCAGTGATAAAGGAGGCAGCAGTGCCGCAACGAAACGACAGGAGCCGCAGCACACCGACGACCAGTCCGAAGAATAATTCCTGGTTCAGGATGCAGGCTGGTCACCAGAGTGACGCGGATATTTATATTTATGACGAGATTGGTTTCTGGGGTGTTACAGCGAAGCAGTTTATCAGTGATCTGAATGCACTGGGCGATATCACCCACATTAATCTCCATATCAATTCACCGGGTGGCGATGTCTTTGAAGGCATCGCCATTTTTAATGCGCTGAAAACACATGGTGCGTCCATTACCGTTTATGTCGACGGTGTGGCGGCGTCAATGGCGTCGGTCATTGCGATGGTGGGAAACCCGGTCATTATGCCGGAAAACACCTTCATGATGATTCATAAACCATTTGGCTTTACGGGCGGTGATGCGGAGGACATGCGCACCTATGCCGACCTGCTCGATAAAGTTGAGGCGGTTCTGTTACCCGCTTATGCACAGAAAACCGGGAAAACCACCGATGAAATTGCTGCCATGCTGGCAGATGAGACCTGGATGTCCGGTGCCGAATGTCTGGCACATGGATTTGCTGATCAGGTGACGCCAGCCGTTAAGGCAATGGCATGTATTCAGTCAAAACGTACAGAGGAATTTAAAAAGATGCCGGAATCCATTCGAAACATGATTACTCCGCCACGCAACAGTGCTCCACGCGTACAGGATAATGAACCTGCAGCCTCCCGGACGCCAGTGCAGGCAGCAGCACCCATGGTGGATGAAAACAGTATCCGTGCGCAGGTACTGGCAGAGCAAAAAGCGCGTGTAAACGGTATTAATGATCTGTTTGCCATGTTTGGCGGGCGTTATCAGACGCTGCAGGCTCAGTGTCTTGCCGATCCTGAATGTTCGCTGGAGCAGGCCCGCGAAAAGCTGTTGAACGAGATGGGGCGCGAGTCCACGCCATCCAATAAAAATACCCCGGCTCATATTTATGCCGGTAACGGTAATTTTGTGGGGGACGGGATCCGCCAGGCGCTGATGGCGCGTGCCGGATTTGAAAAAACCGAACGTGATAATGTCTACAACGGGATGACCCTGCGTGAATATGCCCGTATGTCACTGACTGAACGGGGTATTGGGGTTTCCGGTTATAACCCGATGCAGATGGTCGGTGCGGCGTTCACACACAGTACGTCTGACTTCGGTAATATTCTGCTGGATGTTGCGAACAAAGCCATTCTGCAGGGCTGGGAAGATGCTCCTGAAACCTATGAACAGTGGACGCGGAAAGGTCAGTTGTCTGATTTTAAAATTGCCCATCGTGTGGGTATGGGGGGCTTCAGTGCTCTGCGTCAGGTGCGTGAAGGGGCGGAATATAAATACGTCACCACCGGAGATAAACAGGCCACTATTGCACTGGCGACCTATGGCGAGCTGTTCAGTATCACCCGTCAGGCCATTATCAATGATGATCTGAATATGCTGACCGATGTCCCGATGAAACTGGGCCGTGCGGCGAAATCCACTATTGCCGATCTGGTTTATGCCATTCTGACGTCTAACCCGAAAATCTCCACAGATAATGTAAGTCTGTTCGATAAAGCGAAACATGCAAACGTACTGGAGAGCGCTGCAATGGACGTGGCATCGCTGGATAAAGCCCGCCAGTTGATGCGCGTTCAGAAAGAGGGGGAGCGTCATCTGAATATTCGTCCTGCGTTCGTACTGGTACCGACGGCGATGGAGTCTGTTGCTAACCAGGTCATTCGCTCCTCAAGTGTCAAGGGGGCTGACATTAACGCCGGTATTATTAACCCGGTGAAAGATTTTGCGACCGTTATTGCAGAGCCTCGTCTTGATGATAACAGCCAGACCACCTTCTACCTGGCTGCGTCAAAAGGCTCCGATACGATTGAAGTGGCTTATCTCAACGGTGTGGATACGCCATATATTGATCAGATGGAGGGCTTCAGTGTGGATGGCGTGACAACGAAAGTGCGTATTGACGCCGGTGTCGCGCCAGTTGATCACCGCGGTCTGGTGAAATGTACGGCGTAAACGTCGCAGACAACAACTCTGATGGCCCGTAAGGGCTTTTTTTGTACCTGAAATCAGCCCCTGAACGGGGCTGTGCGGAGACAGTTATGGCAAAGAATTTTGTAGAAGAAGGAAAAACGGTGGCGATTGTTGCCAGTGCAGCCATCAGCAGCGGAGATCTGGTGCAGGTGGGTGATGTTTTTGCGGTGGCGCTGACCGATATTCCACAGGGTGAAACAGGCGACGGCATGACCGAAGGTGTGTTTATGCTGCCTAAGCTGAAAACGGATGACATGAAAACGGGTAAGAAGGTTTATCTGAAGTCCGGAAAAGTTCAGCTGACTAACAGCGGCTCTGATCCGCTGGTCGGGGTTGTCTGGGCAGATGCCGGAACCAGTGCAGAAGAAGTGCCGGTAAAACTCAATGTCTGATCCCTTTTCCCGGCTGGCAGCGCGTATGGATGCGATCACGGTCAGAAAGATGGGAAAGACAGCCTCGATTAATGATGTCGATATGACTGTGATCCCGGGAGAAACACTGGCAGAGCTGAATGCTCTGTCCGGACCTGCGGTCTCTCTGGTGGTGTTTTCTTCGGGATACCGCCCACGGCGCGGGGATCGCGTTGTTTATGACGGACAACAATGGACGGTCACACGGCATGAACGCTTTAACGGTAAGCCAATGATCTTTATTGAGTAAAGAGGTGTGGGATGAAGGGGCTTGAGAATGCCATCCGCAATCTGAACAGCCTTGATACCCGTATGGTGCCACAGGCCAGCGCATGGGCGATAAACCGTGTGGCACAGAAAGCGGTCTCGGTTGCCACCCGGCAGGTTGCCGGGAATACCGTTGCGGGAGATAACCAGGTGAAAGGGATCCCCCTGAAACTGGTACGTCAGCGTGTCCGGGTGTTTAAAGCCAGTCCGTCAGGAAAAATGACGGCCAGGATCCGCGTTAACCGGGGTAATCTGCCCGCCATCAAACTGAACACAACACGGCGGCGTGCTGGTGAAGGACTGAGAGTGGGAAAATACTTTTTCCGGGGGGCATTTGTTCAGCAACTGGCGAATGGCCGCTGGCATGTTCTGAGGCGTCTTCCTGAAGCGCGTTTTGCAACAGGGCATGACCATCAGGGCAGGCCAAGAAAAAATCGTCTTCCTGTGGAGGTAGTGAAAATCCCGCTGTCCGGACCGCTGACACAGGCATTTGAAGATGCCCGCGACCGCATCATTGCTGCGGAAATGCCGAAACAGCTGGGGTATGCACTGAAACAACAACTGAGATTATGGCTGACCCGATGAACCGACATACACAAATCCGCCAGGTCGTACTGGCACGCCTTCGGGAACAGTGTGGAGACAGCGCCACGTTTTTTGACGGGCTTCCGGCATTTATTGATGCGCAGGAACTGCCTGCCGTGGCGGTGTGGCTGAGTGATGCTCAGTACACCGGAAAAATGACGGATGAAGATGACTGGCAGGCTGTTATGCATATTGCCGTCTTCATCCGGGCACAGGCACCGGATTCAGAGCTGGATATGTGGATGGAGAGCACCATTTTTCCTGCCCTGAATGATATACCGGCACTTTCCGGACTTATCGACACCCTGATCCCACTCGGTTTTAACTATCAACGTGATAATGAGATGGCCACCTGGGCGATGGCGGAAATCACGTACCAGATTACGTACACGAATTAAGGAGGTGGTAATGACCACACCAAATCCACTGGCAAAGACGAAAGGTGCGGGGACGACGTTCTGGATGTATACCGGCAACGGCGATGCGTTTGCGAATCCTTTGTCGGACACTGACTGGCTGCGTCTTGCGATGGTGAAGGATCTGCAACCTGGCGAAATGACCGCTGATGCAGAAGATGACACTTATCTCGATGATGAAGATGCAGACTGGAAAACAACAACCCAGGGGCAGAAATCCGTCGGTGATACTTCGGCGACGCTGGCCTGGCGTCCGGGTGACAGCGGACAGAAAAAACTGGTTCAGTTGTTCGACTCCGGTGAAGTCTGCGCGTTTCGTATCAAATATCCCAACGGTACTGTTGATGTTTTCCGTGGCTGGCTGAGTTCACTGGGTAAAACCATTGCCTCAAAAGACGTGATGACCCGCACCGTGAAAATCAGCGGTGTGGGGCGTCCATATCTGGCAGAGGAGGGCACTGAAACCGTGGGCGTTACCGGGCTGACGGTGGCACCGGCATCCGCCAGTGTCAATGTGGGAGCAACCACCACGCTGACCTTTACAGTAAAACCTGACGGAGCCAGTGACAAAGCGATCAGTGTGCATTCGACAGATCCACAGACTGCCACGGTGACCCTGAACGGGCTTGTGGCCACGGTGAAAGGCGTGAAGCAGGGCAGTGTCAGCATTGTGGGCATGACTTCTGACGGCGATTTTGTGGCAGTGGCTACGGTGGCTGTCAGCGCCGCAGGTTAACAGGACGATACTCATCATTTGCCCCGGTTATCCGGGGCTTTTTTGCAGGTGGAGAACATGATGTTTCTGAAACAGGGCACGTTTAATTATGAAAAGCAGTCCGTGGTGCTCAGTGAGCTGTCCGGGCTGCAGAGAATTGAATATCTGGCGTTTGTTCAGCAGCGAACGGCAAAGTTTGATGCCGAAGAGGGAGAACTGCCGGAGGCTGAACGACAGATTGCTTTTCTGCGGATGGGGATGGATATCAATGCCTGGCTGGTTTCCCGCTCACTGTGGAATGCGGAACAGTCTCAGGATGTTGAGACGCTTTGCGCATCCGTTATTACAACATGGTCGTATGATGCCCTGGGAGCGGGGGCGGAGATGGTTCTGTCGCTGAGCGGTATGGGAGCCATTGAGAATGCCGGGGATTTGGAGCATGAGGTGCTGACGCCGGAAAAGTCCTGACGCGGGAAATGCAGTTTGTCATGCGGCTTGCCCGGGAGTTCCGGCGGGCAGACTGGCGGCGGATGCTGTCGGAAATGTCGGCCACTGAGCTTGGTGAGTGGGGCGATTATTTCCGGATGCAGAGCTTCAGTGATGTGTGGATGGATGCGCAGTTTGCCTCGCTGAAGGCATTGATCGTGAGAATGGTGTCCGGTAGCAGTGATGCTGCGGTGGCTGATTTCAGCCTTTTACCGGAAGAGAACGGGATACCGGAGCGAACGGACGAAGAACTGATGCATCTTGGGGAAGGTATTTCCGGAGGTGTGCGTTATGGACCAGATAGCCAACCTGGTCATTGATTTGGGGATTGATGCGGCAGAGTTTAAAAATGAAATTCCCCGTATCAAAAACCTTCTGAATGGTGCAGCCAGCGATGCAGAACGGTCTTCTGCCCGTATGCAGCGTTTTATGGAGCGTCAGACTCAGGCCGCCCGGCAGACAATGCAGGCGGCTTCTTCGGCTGCAACAGCCGCATCCGTCCATGCGCAGACGGTGGAGAAGAGCGCACAGGCTCATGAACGCATGGCCCGCGAGGTGGAGCAAACCCGCCAGCGTATGGAGGCACTGAGCCAGAAAATGCGCGAGGAACAGGCGCAGGCCATGGCTCTGGCGGAGGCTCAGGATAAAGCGGCTGCCGCGTTTTATCGTCAGATTGACAGTGTGAAACAGGCCAGTGCGGGGCTGCAGGAATTACAGCGTATTCAGCAGCAGATCCGACAGGCCAGAAACAGTGGCGGGATTGGTCAGCAGGATTATCTGGCGCTGATTTCTGAGGTTACGGCGAAAACCCGTGTTCTTACGCAGGCTGAGGCAGAGGCTACCCGACAGAAAGTGGCGTTTATCCGTCAGCTTAAAGAGCAGGCAACCCGCCAGAATCTTTCTTCTTCTGAGTTGCTTCGTGCTAAGGCTGCTCAGCTGGGGGTAAGCAGTGCTGCAGAAGTGTATATCCGCAAAATGGAGCAGGCAGGAAAAGCCACGCATTCGCTGGGTCTGAAAAGTGCAGCGGCCCGCCAGGAGATAGGCGTTCTGATAGGTGAACTGGCTCGCGGCAATTTAGGGGCGCTGAGGGGATCCGGGATAACGCTGGCTAACCGTGCCGGATGGATAGACACACTGATGTCACCGAAAGGCATGATGCTGGGCGGGGTTATTGGCGGTATTGCCGCGGCTGTCTATGGTCTGGGTAAAGCCTGGTATGACGGTCAGAAGGAGGGGGAAGAATTTAACCGCCAGCTGTCGCTGACGGGGCATTATGCCGGAGTCACTGCCGGGCAGCTGTGGACGCTCAGTCGTGCTATTTCCGGGAATGGTATCACGCAACATGCTGCAGCCGGTGCGCTGGCTCAGGTGGTGGGGAGTGGTGCATTTCGTGGAAACGATATCGGTATGGTGGCGAGAGCTGCCGCACAGATGGAGCGATCGGTTGGCCAGTCGGTCAGCGATACCATAAGTCAGTTTAAGCGGCTGAAGGATGATCCTGTAAATGCCGCGAAGGCTCTGGACAATGAGCTGCATTTTCTTACTGCCACTCAGCTTGAGCAGATACGCGTCCTTGGGGAACAGGGGCGGTCCAGTGATGCGGCACGGATAGCCATGTCTGCACTGGCAGAGGAAACCAGTCGGCGTACTGCGGATATTGATAATAACCTCAATGCGCTGGGTAGTACGCTGCAAACCTTGTCTGACTGGTGGAAGCAGTTCTGGGATGCGGCCATGAATATTGGTCGTGAAGATTCGCTGGATGCGCAGATTGCCACTTTGCAGGAGAAAGTGTCGCGGGCGAAAAGACTCCCCTGGACGGCATCATCTTCTCAGGTTGAATACGATCAGCAGCGTCTTAACGATCTTCAGGAGAAAAAACGCCAGAAGGATTTGCAGGATGCAAAAGAGCAGGCAGAGCGGAATTATCAGGAGCAACAGAAACGCCGTAATGCTGAAAATGCTGCACTGAATCGGATGAATGAAACGGAAGCTGCACGACATCAGCGTGAAATTGCGCGTATTAATGCCATGCAGTACGCCGATCAGGCTGTCAGGGATGCTGCGATACAACGTGAAAATGAACGTTACGAGAAAGCCCTGGCATCCGGTAAGAAAAAAACACGCGAAACCCGTAATGATGAGGCCACCCGGTTATTGCTGCAGTACAGCCAGCAACAGGCACAGGTGGAAGGACAGATTGCTGCTGCAAGACAGTCAGCAGGCATTGCCACTGACAGGATGACAGAAGCGCATAAACAGCTTCTGGCTCTGCAGCAGCGCATCAGCGATCTGGACGGGAAAAAACTGACGGCAGATGAAAAGAGTGTGCTGGCCCGTAAAGATGAACTGATTCAGGCACTGACGCTGCTGGATGTAAAACAGCAGGAGCTTCAGAAACAGACGGCACTCAACGATCTGAAGAAAAAAACAATTCAGCTGACCAGTCAACTGGCTGAAGAAGAGCGCGCTCAGCGTCAGCAACATGACCTGGATATCGCCACGGTGGGTATGGGTGATCAGCAGCGGCAGCGATATCAGGTACAACTGAGTCTTCGCCAGAAATACCAGCAACAGCTGGAGCAGTTGAGGCGGGATAGTGAGCAGAAAGGGACATATAACACGGATGACTACAGAAAGGCCGAGCAGGCGCTGACGGAGAGCCTGAACCGACAACTGAATGAGAATCGCCGTTACTGGCAACAGCTTGAAATTGCTCAGGGTGACTGGAAAAACGGAGTCCTGCGTGCACTCCAGAATGTCACTGAGAATGCGGATAACACAGCCGGGACAGTGGAACAGTTGTTCACGTCTGCGTTCAGTAGCATGAGTGACTGGCTGGCGACATTCTGTACTACAGGCAAACTCAATTTCAAATCCTTCACCTCTTCTGTGCTGTCAGATATGTCCAGAATCATGGCTCAGATAGCTTTAATGAAAGCGGTAAAAGGCATTGCTTCCGCGCTGCCTTTTGATTTTGTAGCTAATGCTGATGGCGGTGTTTATCAGTCGGCTGATTTGAGTCGCTACAGTGGCACGGTGGTTAACCGTCCGACGTTTTTTGCTTTTGCAAAAGGCGCGGGTGTGATGGGGGAAGCTGGACCTGAAGCCATTCTGCCACTGCGTCGTGGTGCTGACGGTAAGCTGGGGGTTGTGGCGGATATTGGTGGTTCAGGTATGGCGATGTTTGCCCCGCAGTACAACATCGAGATCAATAACGATGGCACGAACGGGCAGATAGGTCCGGCTGCCCTGAAGGTGGTTTATGACCTCGGGAAAAAAGCGGCAGCGGACTTTATGCAACAGCAGGCCCGTGATGGTGGTCGGTTAAGTGGAGCATATCGGTAATGGAGACGTTTCACTGGAAAGTGCGCCCGGATATGAATGTGGTATCAGAGCCGAAAGTGGTGACAGTGAAGCTGGGCGATGGTTATGAACAGCGTCGTGCGGCGGGACTGAATAACCAGTTGTCGACTTACAGCGTGACGATACGTGTTCGTAAATGTGAACACCCATCTTTAAAAGCCTTTCTGGAACGGCACGGTGGCGTCCGCGCATTTCAGTGGACGCCACCTTATGACTGGAAGCCGATCAGGGTGGTTTGTCGTAAATGGTCGGCAAGCGTGGGGGCGCTGTGGGTAACCATAACGGCAGATTTTGAACAGGTCGTGGCATAGGAGGCCCTGATGCAGGATATTCCACAGGAAACACATCATGAGACGACACGCCTTACTCAGTCAGCCCAGGTGGTGCTCTGGGAAATCGATCTGACAGAGGTCGGTGGTGAACGTTATTTTTTCTGTAATGAGCAGAACGAAAAAGGTGAGCCGGTCACCTGGCAGGGGCGGCAGTATCAGGCATACCCCATTCAGGGGACAGGATTTGAACTGAACGGCAAGGGCAGTGCTGCCCGTCCGACACTGACGGTTTCTAACCTGCACGGTATGGTCACCGGTATGGCGGAAGATCTGCAGAGTCTGGTCGGCGGAACGGTGGTCCGGCGTAAGGTTTACGCCCGTTTTCTGGATGCGGTGAACTTCGTCAACGGAAACAGTGATGCCGACCCGGAGCAGGAGGTGATCAGCAGCTGGCGCATCGAGCAGTGCAGTGAACTGAGTGCGGTCAGTGCTTCTTTTGTACTGTCCACGCCGACGGAAACGGATGGCGCTGTTTTTCCGGGGCGTATCATGCTGGCCAACACCTGCACCTGGACCTATCGCGGTGATGAGTGCGGTTATAGCGGTCCGGCGGTCGCGGATGAATATGACCAGCCGACGTCCGATATCACGAAGGATAAATGCAGCAAATGCCTGAGTGGCTGTAAGTTCCGCAATAACGTCGGCAACTTTGGCGGTTTCCTTTCCATTAACAAACTTTCGCAGTAAATCCCATGACAGAGACAGAATCAGCGATTCTGGCGCACGCCCGGCGATGTGCGCCAGTGGAGTCGTGCGGCTTCGTGGTGAGAACGCCGGAGGGAGAAAGATATTTTCCCTGCGTGAATATCTCCGGTGAGCCGGAGGCGTATTTCCGGATGGCTCCGGAGGACTGGCTGCGGGCAGAAATGCAGGGTGAGATTGTGGCGCTGGTCCACAGTCACCCCGGTGGTCTGCCCTGGCTGAGTGAGGCCGATCGGCGGCTGCAGGTGCAGAGTGATTTGCCGTGGTGGCTGGTCTGCCGCGGGGCGATTCACAAGTTCCGCTGTGTGCCACATCTTACCGGGCGGCGCTTTGAGCACGGGGTGACGGACTGTTACACGCTGTTCCGGGATGCATACCATCTGGCGGGAATTGAGATGCCGGATTTTCATCGCGGAGATGACTGGTGGCGTAACGGCCAGAATCTCTATCTTGACAATATGGAGGCGACTGGTTTTTACCGTGTCGCACTGACAGAGGCGCAGCCGGGCGATGTGCTGCTGTGCTGTTTTGGTTCATCGGTGCCGAATCATGCCGCCATTTACTGTGGTGATGGTGAGCTGCTGCACCATATTCCTGAACAACTGAGCAAACGAGAGAGGTATACCGACAAATGGCAGCGACGCACACACTCCCTCTGGCGTCACCGGGCATGGCACGCATCTGCCTTTACGGGGATTTACAACGATTTGGCCGCCGCATCGACCTTCGTGTGAAAACGGGGGCTGAAGCCATCCGGGCGCTGGCCACGCAGCTTCCGTCGTTTCGCCAGAAACTGAATGAGGGCTGGTATCAGGTGCGCATTGCCGGGCGTGATGCAGGCGAAAATGAATTATCTGCCCGTCTTAATGAGCCGCTGGAAAATGGTGCCGTGATTCACATCGTGCCGCGTATGGCGGGAGCTAAAAGTGGCGGTGTGTTTCAGGTGGTGCTGGGGGCGGCGCTGATTGCGGTGGCATGGTGGAACCCTGTGGGCTGGCTGGGTGCTGCGGCTGTATCGGGCATGTATGCGGCAGGGGCCAGTATGATTCTGGGTGGTGTGGCCCAGATGCTGGCACCGAAAGCCAGGACGCCCACGGCAGCCAGTACAGATAACGGCAAACAGAACACCTATTTCTCCTCACTGGATAACATGGTTGCTCAGGGCAATGTTCTGCCTGTTCTGTACGGTGAAATGCGTGTGGGGTCGCGGGTGGTTTCTCAGGAGATCAGCACGGCAGACGAAGGTGACGGTGGTCAGGTTGTGGTGATTGGTCGCTGATGCAAAATGTTTTATGTGAAACCGCCTGCGGGCGGTTTTGTCGTTTATGGAGCATGACGAATGGGTAAAGGCAGCAGTAAGGGGCATACCCCGCGCGAAGCGAAGGACAACCTGAAGTCCACGCAGTTGCTGAGTGTGATCGATGCCATCAGCGAAGGGCCGGTTGAAGGTCCGGTGGATGGGTTAAAAAGCGTGCTGCTGAACAGTACGCCGGTGCTGGACAGTGAGGGGAATACCAATATCTCCGGTGTCACGGTGGTGTTCCGGGCAGGTGAGCAGGAGCAGACACCGCCGGAGGGGTTTGAATCCTCCGGTTCCGAGACGGTGCTGGGTACGGAAGTGAAATATGACACGCCGATCACCCGCACCATTACGTCGGCAAACATCGACCGACTGCGCTTTACCTTCGGTGTGCAGGCACTGGTGGAAACCACTTCAAAGGGTGACCGGAATCCGTCGGAAGTCCGCCTGCTGGTTCAGATACAGCGTAACGGTGGCTGGGTGACGGAAAAAGACATCACCATTAAGGGCAAAACCACCTCGCAGTATCTGGCCTCGGTGGTGGTGGATAACCTGCCGCCGCGCCCGTTTAATATCCGGATGCGCAGGATGACGCCGGACAGCACCACAGACCAGCTGCAGAACAAAACGCTCTGGTCGTCATACACCGAAATTATCGATGTGAAACAGTGCTACCCGAACACGGCACTGGTCGGCGTGCAGGTGGATTCGGAGCAGTTCGGCAGCCAGCAGGTGAGCCGTAATTATCATCTTCGCGGGCGCATTCTGCAGGTGCCGTCGAATTATAACCCGCAGACGCGGCAATACAGCGGTATCTGGGACGGAACGTTAAAACCGGCATACAGCAACAACATGGCCTGGTGTCTGTGGGATATGCTGACCCACCCGCGCTACGGCATGGGGAAACGTCTTGGTGCGGCAGATGTGGATAAATGGGCGCTGTATGTCATCGGCCAGAATTGCGACCAGTCAGTGCCGGACGGCTTTGGCGGCACGGAGCCGCGCATCACCTGTAATGCGTACCTGACC